GGTGCAGGATGCTATCTACAGCGAGGATGATGAAACCCGACAGTCGGCTCGCCGCAAGGTAGCCGAGGCGGTTAGGAGTGTGGTCAGCGTCGCGACGTTCCGCCGCGATTACGTCGAGAAGAAACGCACACCGGTTCGCGAGGCCATTCTCGCCGTTGCAGGCGGTGCCCTAGCTTTCAAATTCGGTAACGATGGAACGCTGCTCGCCAAAGTCGACTACACCAGCGTCATGGGGCAATTCGGTAGCACCAACAGTGGTGCAGAGGATGTCATACCAGACATGCGCCGACGCACTCAGAGCGCCTTTTAGAACGTCTGACAGCAGAACAGCCCAGGATTGCTACCGGGCTGTCAGGGTATCAGGGAGAGCTTCCTAGCTACGCTGTCGGGCTTTTTGCCGCGCTACATACAGTTGAAGTTCCAGCGGGTTATATCCCCACGCGATTCTCGCGGGTGGAATGTGGCAACGTCGTTGCGCGCGAAACCGTGCAAGCTGCGGGCACTTGCTGATCGGCGGCATTAGGGGCGCGCACAGGTGATGGTTTCGGAACCGACGGTCAGCACGAACTCGTCGGGCAGTCGGACATAATGCACGCGCTCGCCGTAAAACTCGAACACGCCTTCGTCTTGATCGAAGAAGCGGTGATCCGCATCTAGAAACTCTTGAACCTCGTTGCAAAGCTGGTCTGTGTCGATCTTCGTGTAAAGCACCGTGCATCTCCTTCCCCAGCCTCCTGTTTCCAGAGTTGGGCCAGAGCGAGCAAAGAGTTGAACACCGACCAGAGAATACGACGACCTGTTTTTCGTGATATTTCACAGTATGAGTGAGGCGTAAGATGAAGGACTATTCAGGGTTGCTGGAGATCGCAGATGCCTCGATCGGCAAAAACAACGACCATCGGCTCAGACAGGACACCGATGCGCTGCGGGAAATGATCGGCCAAGCCCCTGACCATGAACAGCAAATCGTTGCCGATGCTATCGGAAAGAGGATTCTGGAACTTTCACAACATAGCGGTTGAACGGGGTAGTGGTTGGTGTTCGATGTTTTTGTGGCAAAAAGGAGAAAGCCACATGACTTGGATCGACCTCATCGAACCCATTAAGCTACAGCAGCTAATCAACAATCATCGGGAGCAGGAACCTCGAAAAGGCACCAGCGCCGAGCGAGATTTTCCTCCAGTCGTCAAGTTGTTCGTTCCTTGGGGAGCGGCCACATGGCTGCTGACCGAATGCGACCCCGGAGGGATAGCTTTCGGCTTATGCGATATGGGGTTTGGTCAGCCGGAACTGGGCTCGCTCGACCTACAGGAACTCTCAGATATTCGGGGGCCGGGCGGCTTGCGGATCGAGCAAGACCTTCACTGGTCAAGCGAAAAGCCACTGAGTTTGTGGGCCGTGGAGGCCCGACAGCATGGGCGTATTGTGGCCTAAGCCCATCATCCTCAATAACTCGTCACTGACCAGACGGGCAAATGCGTAAGGATGGGAGCCGGGGGCATTTAACCCCCGGCTTTCTTTCAAATTAATCTCAATTAGCCTCATTCCGACCGAAGGTTTACGCGTCGTTAACCAGGCCTAGTTAGCAATATTTGACCTAACCGACCGGGAGTGACGTGATGCAGACCGCTTCAGTATGTTCGACAGCCTACAGTGCTAAGGCGGAATGCGAACTACAGCTTGCGAAGCTGGAAAGGTCATCGTTTGATCGTAGGGCACATTTAGACCTTGCCGCGATCTGGGCTACGAAATGCGAAATTAGCCGCCGGCAAAGAAGCCCCGACGCGTAGCGTCAGGGCCTCTGATTGCTTTAGTGATAGCGATTATTTGGCGAGCGCACCTGCCTTTTTGGCATCGCGCGTTGCCTTCGCGCTCGCCTTTCGTGAGGCACTTGCTGCGCCATTCTTCTCAAGCTGCGGGTCAAACGCACCCTTCGTCACTTCCGCCTTGTAGTGCTCCAGGGCACCCACGAACGCATCCTGTGGAACGGAGACCTTGGTTTCGTTGGGCAGCAGAATGAGTGCCTTGCCCCCGTAGCGGAGCGTGAACGTAACGGTGTCGGCCTCGATCTCGTACAGCCGCTGGCCGTTGGCTTTGGGGTACGCAAACAGCGCAAGCTGCGTCTCGATCAGCGCCAGCACTTCATCGCGCGCAGGGTGGCCACCGGTCGCAGCGACTTCACCCTTGGTTGCTGGCGTGAGAAGCTTGAGGTCAAAACCCATTTTGTAAACTCCGATCTAGCAGCACGCGTCGTTGCGCCCTGTATCAATCGTATGCAGCCGAGGATTATTCAGGGCGAGCAAAGAGTTCACGACGGACTAGTGTCTTTGCTCTTGCTCTTACGGGCAGACTTCTACCACATAAACCATTAGGTGGGATCAGCGGCTGGTTATAAATCATAGTGCGTGGCACACAAAAGGGGCTAGGCACTATGACGGCGCAGATTGTTCAGTTTCCAACCGCAGCACGAACCACCGATCAACTCTCGCGGGTCGGCTTGCAACTGCGCGATGCCCTACCCCTTCCCTCACGCGATGCAGAACTAGCGATGCTGACCACGATGGCAGAACATTTGCTCACCGGCTTCGATGATGGCCTCTGCGATAGCGTTCTCGCCCGCTTGGAAGCTTGGGACCAAAACAACCGGCTCCGAGCGAGCCAACTTAATCGTCCTTCAGGTTCTCCATGATAAGCTTTCCTGCCTTGCCTAACCACGAAGTCCGCAGAACCCTGCCTGCCGCCGGATCAATAGTAACCGCGGCGTGCGCTGCTGCCAGCAATAGCCCTGAAGCGGTAATCGCGATTACGCCTTTCTTTGCACCTTCGGGAACGCCGGACAGGACTGTTCCAAATGCTTTAAAAATAACGGAAACTAGGTTTTCAATCGAACGTATCGCGGCAAAGACAGTACGCTTCGCGGCCCGGCGGGGATCACGGATAGCTTCGAGCAAGAACGCTAGCGATCGCGGAACTTCCGGATCAACCAGTTCATGTTTCGTTTTAAGCTGCTCAGTGAGGGTGTGGCCTGCCACATAAAGCCTGCTAACATCTTCGGCACTATACTCCGCATCAGCGGCATTTTCAGCGTAGAGTTTCCATTCAGGAAATTGCGCTACGTACATCGAGAGATTCAGAGAAAACCCCTGCAACTTAGCAGACCAGTAATTCGGCAGCTCATCTTTATAGATGTCAACCACTTGCTGGAACGCTATGGCGGCGATGCCAAGCGCGATTACGTCTTGCGCACCATCAAGGCGCTCAACTATTGAATAAAGTTCCTCAGCGAGACGTGGATCGAAATTCGAGGAGTGTAAAAAATCAGCAGCGGCCGCTCCCGCAGCTATAAGTTCTCGCCTTGCTGCATTGATGTTCTGGAGATCGCGGGATGCTGGAACGGCTGGCTGATGCTCAACCCTGATCACGCCGTCACTCAAAGCAAACCGAAGCGGACCAGTTTTTTGCTCGGGAGCAAGGTTCGCAACTTCACTAGCAGCGATTTCGCGGGGTGTTGGTACGGGAGGCAGCGCATCGACGTATGTCTGTATGTACGATCTGGTATCATCGATAGCGTTCGTAATGACCTCCGCCATCGTATCGATGTCTCGCGAATTGGCTTTTTTTAATGGAGTTTGGGCGAGGGAGGCCCGGAAGTACGAATTATCCAGTATCGCGTCGAAGTCGGTGGCCGATCGTAAAAGTGTGTCAAATGCTCGATCAAGATCTCGTGTTGGTTGTTGGCCGTCTAACCGCCGCGTGATTGCTTCGGTCAAAGCCTTGACTGCCCTCCCCTCACCGGTTGACGGCCAGCGGACCATGCTTTTCATGACTTCGTTGCCCACAAGGTTAGCGAGGTTACGCATTTTCGAACGCGTCAGCCTAGACCATGTCTGCGGGTTATTGATTGCCATCTCAAGCGCATGGCGGCTGCATGGCTCTTCCGTCAAGCGCGGTTCGCCCCTTACTGATCGCCGCCCCCGATAAGTATCGCGTGCCGAAGAGAACGCCTCGCTTTAATATCGCGCCAGCAGCGCAGCCCACGAAAGTCAGCCTCGTCCGTGGATATGGCGGGGCATGGCGACGGCTACGTGATCGACGGATGAATGCTGAGCCCCTTTGCCGTCACTGCACGGAACGCAGCCTCGTAACGCCCGCCGTTGAGGTCGATCACATCAAGCCCAAGGCGCTCGGTGGTGAAGACACATGGGAAAACACGCAGAGCCTTTGCAAAGCCTGTCATCAAGACAAGACACGGCGCGACGTTCAGCGCATTCGAAGGGGCTGGAAAGATTCCAGCCCCTCACCTCCCCTTTAAGTCGTTGCGTATTCGATCGTTCGTACGAGCCACTGGTTTGCATCGTCTTTTACGATAACGAAGCTCTGTGACACCGCCTCATCGCTTTGAGCAGAAACTAGCTGCACCTGAAACGTGAGTGCGTTCTTTGCGGGCTTCGCCCACTTGGTCACCCGCAGAACGTCCAGGCAGTTGCTTTTGGAGTGGAATTTCGTGTGCGCTACGGCTGAGTGACCCTTGTTGTACGTTTCGTACGTTTTTGGGTCTTCGCTATAACGATTAATGGTGTGCCAAGCCGTATCGTTGATTGCGCAGGCGCTGGTCGACACTAGGCGGTCAATAAGGACTTTGGCTTCCGCGCGATCCGCCGCAATCTGGGCTTGAGCCGGTGTGGCAAGCGCTGTTTGCTGCGCTGCAAGCTGAGAGGGCGTCTGCCGGTTCATTGCTGCACTCGAATTAAATGCCGGAGTAGACTGCCTCTGCGCGGTAGGCGTCCCAGTCAGACGACCCAAAAGATTGTTGGCTTTGTCGAGTATATTGGTCTGAGCGGAAACAGGCGCCGCCAGCGTCAAGAATGCCAAACCAACTGCAATGCTCTTCATCTTCAACGTCCCCTTTTGGTAAGTAAGGCATGCCTCGCACATCCTTACCGCCTCAAGAAGAGGTATCGTTAAAGCTGCCATCGAGAAAACATGAACGACCGGACGCAGAGATTTTCCGCATCGCCCTAAGCGGTCGGAGTTTTGTCACGCTGCATAGCGGTCCATTCAGCCGCCAAACGGGAGCAGAATGTTTAGCCGCTAAACTTTTTCCGTTGCCCTCACGGCAAATCCGGGAATGGTTAGCCGATCGACGCCGCGAAGGGCATTTTGCTCACGCCTGCACGACGTTGACAATCACCAATGCCAATCTGTTTAGCAACGTACCCCTGCCATTCCCGTACGTTCAGGACGGCATTATCACATACACCTTCGCAGACGCCCGCATCGCGGCTTGGTTTAAGCTAGCCTTTGCATGATTCCAATAAATCCCTGGCCCGAGCGGTTGCCCCTCTGTTACTGGCTTACTAAATTGAAGTGACACCATTGGAGCGAGCTGTGACTGATCAAACAAATGAAATAGATGCAATCGAACTCGCTACCGAGCTAACGATCGCTTGGCTGGCCAACCCAAACACCCGCACAACTGCGGCCGAGGTTCCAGCTTTCCTTGATAAAATGTACTCTAGCGTACAATCGTTGATGGGCACGTCCCAAAGTCCTTCGGCTGGCGATGCCGAACCGACCGACTACACCCCCGCGGTAACGGTGCGGAAGTCGCTTGCTGACCCCGATTACATCATCTCAATGATCGACGGCAAAAAGTACAAGACGCTGCGTCGCCACCTTGGAACGAAAGGCATGACCCCCGACGAGTATCGTCGACGTTATGGGTTGAAGGCCGAGTACCCAATGGTGGCTGCAAATTATTCGGAAGCTCGTCGCGCAATGGCACACAAGATCGGCCTAGGCAGCACCACTAAGAAGGGCACCAAGGTACCGACGTCTGGCACCGCAAAGCGCAAGGGTGAACCCAAAGCCGAGTGAGGAAGAGCTGGCCTCCATGTTGGGGGCCAGCCTCGTGCCGCAATGCAATCGTTGCTGGAGCACAGACTCCCCTTCCTTGGTCGGTAACCAGCTGGGGCGGAACGCACTGCTTGCAAAACACCGGCCGATCCTCAAGGTAATCGGCAAAGGATTTTGCCATGCCTGACGATCAATCGCCCGACGACGCATCGAAGACCGATAAGGCCAAGCCCAAGTTTTGCGGCATCGTTCGTCCCATAGCTGATATGGGCAACTACACGGCCAAGCACTGGCGGGAGGTCCACAGCGTCATCGCAGAAGCCGTCGAGCCGCTTGGATACACGCTGCGCCTTGTAAGCGAATCCGATACGTCGGGTGTGATCCTCACCGAGATTGTAACCAATCTTTATGAGGATGAGATGGTAATCGTCGATGTCAGCGGTCGCAATCCCAACGTAATGTTTGAGCTTGGTATGCGGCTTGCCTTTGAGAAGCCCGCGATCATCGTCGTGGATGATGACACCCCGTTCTCGTTCGACATATCACCAGTCAAACACATCCGTTATCCACGGACGCTGCGTTATGGTGATATTGTCAAATTCAAGGGGGACGTGGCTGCGGCGGTGACAGCGACGATTAATGCCGGCCCGGAAAAAAAGAATTACCTGCAACAATTTGGACCAATAAAAGTCACCGAGTTGGGTTCTCAGTCAATCGAGATGAGTGCGGTTGCTCAAGATGTTCAAGAGATGAAGCGAATGATCGCTAGCTTATTGAATAAGCCCGATACTGGCAGCTTAGAGGACTGGGCTAACAGGAAGGGGTTTTTAACAAAAACCCTTAAGTTGCCCAAGGGCCTGTCTTCTTCGACTATTGAGGTGGCGGTTTCAGACGCTCACCGTCAAGAGTTGTTTGACAATCTGTCTCTACACTACGGGGTTTCGAAGATAGAGAGCACAAAAGTTGGTCTCCGAATATCGCTTCTCAGCGCGAACGATGAATTGACTGCTGAAGCAAGGAATAGCGTACTCGCCATCGTCCGAAACTATGAGAGCCTTTCAAATTGAAAGCCAGATTTTCATGTCGACCAATAAAGAGGGGGGAGTCAAAATCTGAAAGTCTGCCGTCCTGGGTAACAGCCACCCCCTCAGATTTGCTCGCCCCTGAGATAAAATACCTGTCAGGTTTTGGACAGTTCGTCCTTTGACACTTGGAACAGGCAATAGGCGATCCGCAGCGCAATTGGATCGCCAGTCAAAAGCACTGCCCTGCGCGCATAAACGAACAGTGCATCAACGTCTTGGTGTGTGAACTCCCGCCCCTCGTTTCCCCGGCCTTCGATGCTGTCATGGTAAAGCGCGAGGTGCTTGGCGTGCTGCATCTCCTCGTTGTGGACCTTCCACAACATGATATCGTCGGCTTCGTAGCCCGGTTCGGAAATCCATTTCCGCATCTGCGTCTTGTCGTTTTCAACGATCGCTTGATAACTGGGTGCTATGTGTTCGGCGACGAGAAGGCACGCGATAGCCGCTTGCTTGGTTAGATGCTGGGTGCGCCGACGTTCCAGATTTACCAGTTTGTACGGCGCGTCTTCCCAGCGAGCGAGAACGATCTTGGCAATCTCTTCCAGCCCGATCACAGCCAGAGCGTAGGCACTCGCGTACCGTTGATGGTTGCGGAGGAGTTCGGCGTCTTTCAATAGGCGGACGAAATTGCTGACCAGTCCATTGTCGTAATGCTCGTAGGTCTTCGCCATGCAAATGATCCCCGCATAAGTACTGGCCTAAGGGCAAGCGACGTTGCATTCATTGGGGCCGGTGGTCACGATCCTAGCAAAGCTTATCCTGCTCGCAACGGTGTCCCGCTCGCTACTAGGTAGAAAATGAGCACCCGCGCACTGAGTGAACGTCCGGCGACGTAGGCCATGGGATAATACGGACGAAGGATAGGAACGACCTTGGGGGTGCGTTACGGCTGCCCCCAATTCTTTGCTGTGCCGGCTACGATTCCCACTTTCTGGTATCGTGCGAAGACGTCTACACCGTCCCAGTCGGTGGGCATGGCATGATTCAAGCCGTTGAAGCGCAGCCTGTCATGCTCAGCCGCGGTGATCACGCCGACACGGTAGTAACGGCGCAGAAACCTTTCCACGTCGGAGGCGTCGGTCCAGCCCGGTGCCCCTTCAAGCATCATATTTCGCAACACGGCAACCGGTATGGCGTGATCGACGGTCAGCACACCGCCAGACCCCAATGCGTCGACAATAGGCGCTGCGTCTTCGGACATAAAGTCCATCAGCGTGAGTGCTTTGCCGTGTTTGGCGGCATTCGGTTTATTAAACCAATAAGGGGTCCCGCCGCCGCTCCGCGAGAGAAACGGTCCGCCTTTGTCGTAGGCGTACCAGTTATCAAAAAGCGTTCGATATAGTGGACCGCATCGATCTCCAACGCATGCCGCCAAAAACAGGTGTTGAAGGTAGCTTTCAGCCTTTGTCATCACTTCCTCATAACCGCGATCTTCCGCAGCGCTAAGTAATAGGTGAAACGAGGACCAAAACCCAAGAAACCTCATGACGCTGGTGCGGCCAGCAAACCCGCGATGCCGGATTATCTGACGGCAGGCGCGCAGGACGTGTGGTTTGAAGAGATCGAGTTCGTTGTCGCCAACGGCATTAACGCAAGCCACTCCACGATCTTTGCGACCTATTGCAGCATCGAAGCGCAATGCCGCACTATCTTCTCGTCTGGTGACGTGCCCCGTGCCGCCTTCCTGAGTGAGAAGCGAAAGCTGGCGGAATTGCTGGGCATCGGCGGGCTTTCCGGCCGCACCACCAACGGCACAAACGCCAATCCGCTAGAGGCAGCAGCCAATCCCTACGGCGCTCTGCCGGACGCCTGACTATGAGGAAGGGCAAAAGCCATTTTGCCGATGTAGCGGTGCGCTATGCGGAGCAGATCGTTGCCGGTGAGATCCCGGCTTGCTGGCAAATTCAGACGAGCTGCCGCTTCTTTCTTGATGACGTAGCGGGCGACACATGGACCCTGAACGCGGCCAAGGTGGAGCGCGTTTGTCGTTTCGCAGAGACATTCCCCTACTTGGAAGGCCCATTGGCGGCGAAGAAGCTGACGCTTCGCTTGGAGCCGTGGCAGGTTTGGATTCTAGCCGCGCTCTTCGGTGTCGTGGACAGCGATGGATTCCGGAAACACCGCGAAGCCTTTATCGAAATTCCGCGTAAGAACGGCAAATCCACCTTTGCCGCCGTCATTGCCCTGTACATGCTGGTGGCCGATTACGAGGCGCGAGCGCAGGTTTATATCGGCGCATCGAACCGCAACCAGGCCAGCTATTGTTTTGAGCCGTGCCGCGACATGGCTTTGCGCTCCACGGGCTTTGTCACCCATTACGGTGTCGCCGTTACCAAGCAGAAGGTCGAGACACGCGACGGCTCCTTTCTAGAGCGGATGATCGGTGATCCGCCCGATGGATCGAACCCGCACCTCGCCATTCTCGATGAGGCCCATGAAAACCACAACTTCTCCAAGCAGCGCGAGACAATGCAGACCGGTATGGGTGCCCGCACTCAGCCGCTGCTCATCACCATCACAACAGCGGGCTTCAATGAGGCTGGCGATTGTCGCCTTCTGCAAGCGCAATGCGAGCAGGTTCTAGCCGGCGAACTGACGGATGCCCGTCGTTTCTCCGCCATCTACACCATCGACAAAGACGACGACTGGCGGGATTTTGAGGTCTGGAAAAAGGCCAACCCCAATGTGGGCGTCAGCTTCACGGAGGCCCGTCTAAAGGAATACCACCAGACGGCCTTGGACGTGCCGAGCCAAAAGCCCGGACTCCTGACAAAGCACCTGAACGTCTGGCAGTCGAGCAGCACCGCGTGGGTCAACATGCGGGACTGGGACAACCACGCCACCGCCCTGCCCTTCGATGAGGTCGCGGGCAAAGGCTACAGGGCGCAAATTGGTTGCGACATCAGCCGCGTCCTCGATGTCACGGCCATTGGTCTGCTGGTCGAGGTGCCCGCCGATGGAGAACCGGAACGGCATTTCTATCCGTTCCTCTTCCTCCCAGAGATGGCGATTCAGCGCCAGCCAAAGAATGCCGGTTCGTACCGCGAATGGGCGGCAAGCGGCGACTTGACCCTGACGGAAGACGACGAGACGGACTTTGCAGCCGTTGAAGCCAAACTGCGCGAGTTGTGCGGGCTGTTCAACGTGCAGGGCATCGCGTTCGACCAGTGGCAGGCCGCGATGATGGCGCAGCGGCTTGGCGAAAGCGGATTGCCGGTCCGCACATACCCCCAAAACTTCCCCAACATGCACCCGCCGATGAGCCGCTTTGAAAAGCTGATCGCCCTTGGCCACCTAAAGCATGACGGCAACCGCATGATGCGATGGATGACCGGCAATGTGGTCGCCAAACAGCACGGCGAGTTCATCAAACCCGTGAAGCCTGCCCGTCTCGATCACGCAAAGATCGATGGTTTCGTCGCAATGATGATGGCTCTCGGCCTTGCGGGCGCGGAAGTTGCCCCAGCGGAAGTGTGGCTGATGGTGCTCGACTGACCTGAGTTTCCCAAAATGCTAAGTACAACATGGGAAAACTCGCAGACTTCTTTCTTGGGCCGGAAACTAAAGCCGCTCCTATCGTATCGGTGCCCGTCGTCACCGCGATTGCAACACCAGCCGAAGTTCGTGCCGATTTGGCCGCGAATGCCGGATGGACAACCGACACAGTAAACCAAACGACCGCGCTTCAAGTAAGTGCGGCGCTTTGTTGTGCCCGTGTCATCGCAGAGGGGCTGGCTCAAGTTCCATGCCGCTTGATGAAGGAAGACAGCAAGGGATCGCTGGTCGAAGCTCGTGATCACCCGCTCTTCTGGTTGCTCAAACACAAGCCTAACTCGTGGCAGACCAGCTTTGAACTGCGCGAACAGATGGGCCTCCATCTGGCATTCGATCACAATGCGTTCGTTTATATCAACCGCGTTCGTGGCGAGATCAAAGAGCTTTACGCTTTCAAGCCCAACACCGTCACGGTCAGTCAAACGATCGATATGGATTTGGTTTACAAGGTAAAGGTCGATGGTCGGGAGCGTGAAATTCCTGCCTCGGATATGTGGCACGTCAAGGGTCCAAGCTGGGACGGCGTTCGCGGCAATGACGCAATCAAGCTTGCAGCGAAGACGATCGGACTGGCGCAGGCCACTGAGAAGTACGGCACCAAGCTATTCGAGAACGGCGCACGTCCAGGCGGTATTTTGACCACGAAGGTTGGAGCGCAGGCTCTGACAGTAGCGCAACGCAACGAGATTATGACGTTGTGGCAAGCGCAGCATCGCGGCCCTGACAACGCTCACAAGACTGTGATGCTGCCCTACGACCTAGATTTTACCAGCGTTAGCGGCACGGCAAACGAAGCGCAGTGGATCGAGAACCGCAAATTCCTGATCGAAGAGATTTGCCGCTTCTTCCGCGTCCTACCGATCATGGTCATGCAGACCGGAGCGACCAGCTATGCAAGTGTTGAGCAGCTATTTTTGGCGCATCTCACCCACACGCTGATGCCTTGGTACGAACGCTTTGAGCAGAGCGCAGAAACCAGTCTTCTGACCCGTGCGGAATTGGAAGCCGGTTACACGATCAAGCTGAACGCCAACGCACTGTTGCGCGGCAGCACCGCCGAGCGCGGGGCCTATTACAACACGATGGTCACGCTTGGTGTGATGTCGCCCAACGAGGTGCGCGCCAAGGAAGACCTTCCACTCAGCGACGACCCCGAAGCCGACAAGCTGCGGGGAGCCGCAAATCTATTCGGCAACCAGCCAATCACGGGAGCAACGCCCAATAATCCTGAAACAGAAGAGGTAGTTAAGTGAGCCGCAACATCGAACAAATGGCGGTTAGCCGCCTCGAATGCAAGTTTGACAGCATTGACGACGCCGATGGAAAGATGAGCTTTTCCGGCTACGGCGCTGTCTTTGGCAACGTGGACAGCTACGGTGACGTAATTGCCCCCGGCGCTTTCGCCAAGAGCCTCGCCACCCAATACAGCGAGGGCAGTCAGCCCCTGATGTTCCTAAACCACGATGCGTTTGGCTCGCTGCCAATCGGTCGCTGGACGGAAATGGCGGAAGATGGCCACGGCTTGAAGGTGCATGGCGAACTGCTCGACACGCAGATGGGCCGGGACACCTACACGGCCCTCAAAGCTGGCGCGATCAACGGCTTGTCGATCGGCTTCCGCCCCATTGAATTCGCAACACGTAGCAAGCCCGACGAGCCTCGCCGCACACTCAAGGCGGTGGATTTGATCGAAGTCAGTGTCGTGACACTTCCGGCAAATCAGAAGGCTCGCGTTCAAGCCGTCAAGTCGATGGGCGAGGAAATGAGCGTCCGCGATCTTGAGGCACTTCTACGTGAATGTGGCCTGTCGAAGAGCGAAAGCGTTGCTGTCGCCAGCCAATTCGAAAGCAAGCTGGAACTTGAGGCAAAGGCCGAGACGGAAGCTGCACTGGCCAACTTGATGTCCAAGTTCAAACTGAACTGACGCATTCCGATAAGTAAAAATGCAAACGAGGCACGGAGGGATTCTGGCGGCGAGGTTGCGTAACAACAATCACGATGAAGGAGCCCATAATGGCCGACATCAACGATACTATCAACAACCTCGGTAGTGCTTTCGAGGAGTTTAAGAGCACCAACGACAGCCGCATCAAGGCAGAAGTAAAGGGCGCAGTCGACGTTCTGGTTGAAGAGAAGCTTGGCCGCATCAACAGCGATCTTTCGGCTCTACAGGCACAGGTAACTGACGTAGCCGTTAAGTCCAACCGCGTTGGCGCATCGGACAGCAATGTCGATGCAGAAGCACACACGGGCGCATTCGAGAAGTGGGCACGTAAGGGCATCGAGGGCGACCTTGAGGCACTGGAAAAGAAGGCGATCACGCTCAACAACGGCGACGCAAGCGGCGGCTTCCTTGTGCCTGAGACTTGGGAAGTTGGCATTCGCGACGACCTGCGTACCCTGAGCCCAATCCGTTCGCGTTCGACCGTCATTCAGGTTTCCAGCGACGACTACCGCTACCTGAAAAACCTTCGCGGCCTACAGACCGGCTGGGTTGGTGAGACGGATGCACGTCCTGAGACTGCAACTCCCACGCTGTCCGAGACCAAGGTTCCAATGGGCGAAATCTACGCAAACCCAGCCGCATCCCAGCGCGCTTTGGACGACGCGTTCTTCGATCTTGAGGGCTGGCTCAACCAGAACATCAGCGAAGAGTTCGCAATCGAAGAGAACAAGGCTTTCGTCACCGGCAACGGCATCAACAAGCCAATGGGCATTCTCGCAACCGCTGGCCTTCCAACTGTCGCAACCGGCGCAGCCGCAGCTATCAGCAACCCCGACGTGATCGTGGACATGATCTACAAGATGTCGGCAGCTTATCGCTCGGGCGCAGCGTTCTACGGTAACGGTCTAACCACCGCCGGTCTGAGGAAGCTCAAGGACGGTCAGGGCAACTACATCTGGCAGCCCGGTCTTGTGGCAGGCACCCCAGCAACGCTGGGCGGCTACGAGCAGGTTGAACTTGAGGACATGCCAGCCGTAGCAGCAGGCGCGTTCCCAATGTTCTTCGCGAACTTGCGTCAGGGCTACATGATCGCTGACCGTATCGGCATCCGCACGCTGCGCGATCCGTACACGCACAAGCCATTCGTCCACTTCTACGCGACCAAGCGCGTTGGTGGCATGGTTCAGGACCCCAAGGCGTTCGTCGTCCTCAAGGTCGCAGCTTCGTAAGCCAAGCTACAGGGAGAGCGGGCGGAAACGCCCGCTCTTTCCATATCAGGTGTCCGAATAAGTACTGGATGCTCAGTACTGTCATCACATCGCAGGAAGTCAAAGAATGGTGCCGCATCGATGACGATGCAGACGACGCCACGATCGATCTTCTAATCCTCGCTGCACAAGATGCGGCCTCCTCATACACCGGCCTACTCCTCGAGCCGCTGACGTGCCCCGCAGCGATCAAGCAGGCAATCGCCGTGTTCGTCGCGGACCTTTACGCAAATCGCGAGGGTCAGACCGTTGGCGAAAAGACGTTCTATCGCCTTCTGAGCCCTCATCGCGTGACGTTCCTGTGATCGAGGCAGGTAAACTGAACCGCCGTTTGACCCTGTACGCACCAGTCGTACAGCGAAGCGACACGGGAACGGAAAAGCCCGGCTGGCGCACGTCGGGCACCGTCTGGGCCGCACAGGAAAACCTATCACTTCGCGAGATCGAACGCACTTCCGGGCTGGCATCAGCAGCGGAGGCCAAGTTCGTCATCCGCTACCGCCAGGGCATCACCCAGCTATTCGAGGTCGTCTGCGAAAAGCGCCGTTACAGCGTTATCGCGGTCGAGGAAATCGGACTGCATGAGGGCTTGAGGCTCTTGGTGAAAGCCGTCTGATGGCAAACCGTCAGAACTTCTCGATGGACGGCTTCAAGGAGTTGGAAGCTGCGCTCAAAAAACTTGGACCAGAGGTTGCGACCAAGGCCGGTGCTGAGGGCACGCGAAAAGCCACCAACGTGATGCGCGATGCCGTGAAGAAAGCCGCTCCGCGTGGCGATCAGCCGACCAAACGCACTTGGCGGAACAAGGATGGCTCGCAGGGCACGGGCGATTATGGCCGACTGCACGAGAACATTAAAAGCCGGAAGCAGCGCAGCAGAAAGTCGCACACCATCCGTTACGTGGTGACAACCGGAAGCGCCTTCTGGGGTCGTTTCTCCGAATTTGGCACCGAACACGAACCTGCGCGCCCGTGGTTCAAGCCAGCCGTCGACCAGATCGCCGGAAAGCTAGTGGATACACTCAAAACCGAACTCACGAAGGCCATCACGAAAGCGGCCAGAAAGGCGGGCCGATGATCGAGTCCACGCTTACCAGATTGCTCAGCGCAGCATGTCCCCGCACCTATCCCGTCGTGGCACCTCAGAGCGCAAAGACGCCTTTCATCGTTTACACGCGGGTCAGCACCCCCCGGCTGCGAGACTTCGATGGGTCGACGGGCATGGCAATGCCCACGTTCCGTGTTGATGCTTACGCCGACGACTTCGACACCGCCCGCGCATTGGCGAACAGCATCCGCACGAAAGTCGACGGATACCGAGACAAGGACGTGCAGGAAATTGCTTTGATTGGCGAACAGGACATGAGCGACCTCGTAAGCACGCCGGGACGCACCCGTATCATGATGGAGTTCAAGATCGCGCACTCTGAATGAGTGCCTGAATAAGTAATGGCGAGGCCCGCTTGTTGGGCTGAGTCCAATAAGAAGGAGCCAAAAATGGCCGCAAACGGAATCAATACAGCGGGCACCAAGCTCGAAATCAACACCTCGGCTAGCACCTATATTCAGGTAAAGGGTTTTACTAGCTTTAGCGGCATGGGCGGCGGTTCTGCTGCCGTGATCGACACCACGAACTTTGACAGCACGGCCAAGGAAAAGGCAATGGGCCTTCCTGACGAGGGCCAGGTATCGGTCGGCCTGATCTTTATCGCTGTTGATGCTGGTCAGCTTGCAATGCGTACCGCGCGCAATACTCGCGCCGCTACCAAGTTCCGCATCACCCTCGCAAACGGCACCAAGTTCGAGTTCACCGCATACGTTCTCACGTTTGAGCGTGGCGCAGAGCAGGACGACGTTGTGAAGGTATCCAGCAATCTGGAAGTCACCGGCGCAATGACCGAGACGGCTGCTGCCTAATGGTAACGCTGCTCAGTCGTTCCGCATTGCTATCGGCTAAGCTGCCGCACCGCGACGTCGCCGTTCCAGAAATGGGCGAAGGCGTCGCGGTTCGCGTCCAGCAGATGAGCGTGAACACCCGCGCTGCCTATCTTGAGCGCATCCGCCAGAACCAGCAAGCGCACCTCGATTATGAAGACGACCAGTTTTTGCCGGAAGCGGATCGGAAGGGCGTTGAGAAGCCAATCGACCTCGATATTGGCATTCTCACCATCATTCACAGCCTCGTGGACGAAGACGGGAAGACGTTGTTCGTTGAGGCTGACATGCCTCTGTTCAACGAATGGTCGCAGAACGCGGTGGTTCGCATCTACGAGGCCTGCATCGAGATCAACAATTACGACAAGTCGATGGGTAAACTCGTGGAGTCCGAAAAAAAAGGCTGAGAACTGACCCCTACCGCCGTTTCCAATTCCGCCTAGCGATGGGTCTGGGAAAGACCCTCTCAGAAATCGAGCACATTGATGCTGACGAGATGGTTGGCTGGATGGCGTTCTGGCAGTTGGAGCCGTGGGGCTGTCCGGCCGAAGATCATCGCTCAGAACTCGGCTTAAACCTCCTCTACGCCATTAACAGCAAGGCAAACGCCAAGATCCCCCTCTTTATCGACCGCGATCCCGAGGGCCGCGTCAAAGCCGATCCGACCCCAGAGCAGTTGGATGACAACATCATGGACTTCTTCCTTGGCAAAACAGTGAAGGTGGAAGCCGTTGGGGAAGTTGCTGCCCTTCCCTCCCCAGCGAATAAGACACGGAAAACTCGCAAGGACAAAGGCATAAAGCGCGGTCCGCGCACCTCCACATCGAAGAGCAAGCCACCCGCTAAGTAATCGACACTTAGAGCGCGGGAGTACCAATGGCTCAACAGATCGCATCACTTTACGCCAGCATGAGCCTGAACAGCGCTTCGTTTATCAGCGGACTGGAACGCGCAACCAAGGCAACTAACCGAGCCAGCAGCGCAATCGAAACAGGCATGAACCGCGCCTCTTTGGCGATCAAGGGTTTTGCTGCCGCCTTTGTCGCCGACAAGGCAATCGACGGGGCACAAAAGTACCTAGCAATGGCAGACGCTTCCAAGAAGATGGAGGCGCAAATGAAGCTAGCTACTGCGCAGTTTGGTAATCAGGGCACTGCAATGCGCGATGTGAATAAGATCGCGGCAGAGACCCGTAGCAGTGTCAGCGGCATCAGCGATCTGTATGCCAAGTTCATGCCGACGACGAAAGAGTTGGGTAAGAGCCAACTTGATAACGCCCGTGCGGTCGAGACATTCAGCAAGGCCATGAAGGTAAGCGGTGCGGATACAGCCTCGCAGATGTCCGCCACGTTGCAGATGGGTCAGGCACTATCGGGCACCAACGTACAGTGGGAAGAGCTTGGCGCGATCATGGACGCCAGCCCGCGTCTCACCCGCTTGTTCACGGAGAGCCTCGGCGTAACGCGCGGCGAACTCAAGAAGATGGCCGAAGACGGCAAGCTGACCAGTCAGATGCTCTACGACGCACTGACGAACAAGAAGATGACCACGCAGATCGATGCGGAATTCAAGGAACTGCCAAAGACGTGGGAAGAGAGCAAGACGCTCATCGAGAACGGTCTAACGGCCCTCGTTGGTGCGTTCGACCGGGGCGCTGGCATCAGCGACGGGCTGGTCGATGCGATGGGTGAAGGCTCCGATGCAATGGACGTTCTTGCCCGTGAGGCAGAAAACGCCGGCATTGAAATCCGCGCGCAGTTCGCCGGTCTCCATGATGCCTTCAACCCAATGGGTGACGGTGCCGCAACGGTTTTCGATCTGATCCGCAAGGACGCGGATTACACACGGGAAACGCTCGGCAACCTGCTCCGCTTTATCGACAAGGTGCATAACGCTTACGCCTCGATGGATAATTGGGGAACGAAGATCGAGAACGGCACCAAGCGCGTTTTGAACAAGGCAATCGACCGCGCTGGCGGCGGGCAGCACTTCGAAGAAAAGCCCCTGATTGCCGATTGGAACATGGGCGGTGACTACGACAAGGGCTACCAGAAAGCCCGTCGTGGGGCACTTCGCAACCGTCTGATCCGTGGCATTCGGATGAATGGCGGCGACAAGTACAAGACGTTTTCCGGCAAGGGCCAGACTGACGAGCAGCTTATCGCTACCAGTCGCGGCGTACAGGCCGATGTTGCTGCGGGTCGCACGGTCGTTCGTGGCACCTGCCGTAGCTTGCTCAAGCCGCCCCCCGGTAAGCCCAACGGCAAGCCGGGTGGAGGTTCGGGCCGCAGCCCAGCCGATAAGGCCACCCGCGATGCTGAGCGTCAGGCCGAAAAGGATCGCAAGGATCTAGAAGCCTTCATCAGCGATAAGAACCGCAGCCAGCGCGAGGAACTAGACAGCGCAGCCGGTTTGGCCAGCACTGCAACCGAGCGATTTGAGTTTGAGCGCAAGGCTCTCGACCAAGATCGCAAAGCCCGCATGGACCAGATCGACAAGGACGGTCCCAAGGGCAGCAAGCGATATACCGAGGCCCAGGTCGAAGAACTCAAGGCCATCGAAGAGCGCATCACCGCCAACAAGCGACAGGCGATCGGTTTTCAGGAAGCCGAGTTTAACCAGCAGGAGGAGTTGAAGCTAAAAAGCGCCAGCATCGCCAACGCGGAAGAGATACTTCAACTCGATGCCAATATGGCACGCACCGCCAAGGATCGTCGTGACGCGGAAACCCGCCTTCTCGATCTTCGGATGCAGCAGGAAAAGCTGGCCCTTGATGCCATCATTGCCAGCCGTGACAGCACGGAAGCCGAGAAGGAAATTGCGCGTCGTCGTCTTGCGATGCTGCCCTCCCTCCGTGAGCGTGAGCAGAAGTCCGTTGATCGTCAGAACATGGGTCCACTGGGTAGCTATCTCGATAACATTCCCCGCACGGCCAATGAGATCAACGAAAGCCTAGAGAACGTTCAGGTGCAGGGGCTGGAAAGCCTACAGAGCGGGCTCATGGATGCCATCAAGGGCGTTGGTTCGCTCAGCGATGCGTTTGGCAACATGGCCGATGCGGTAATCGACGGGCTGCTGAAAATCGCATTGCAGCAGATGCTTATCAAGCCGCTTGGCAACCTGCTGTTTGGCGGTGGCGGTGGCGGTGGTGGTGGCGGTGGCCTGTTTGGTTCGCTGGTCGCTGGCATTACCGGCGCAGTGGGCGGCGGTAAGGGCGTTACGGGCAAAGCAAACGGCGGCATGGGTAATAAGGGTCGTTATCTCGTTGGCGAACATGGACCGGAACACATCGACGTTGGCGGTCCCTTCCACGTCACGCCCAATCACAAACTCGACAACGTGCGCGGTGGCAACTCGCCATCCATGAACGTGACGTTTGGTGCGATCACCAGCAACGACCCTGCGGCAGTGAAGGCCATGGCTACACAGGCAATCGCGGAGATGATGCCGATGATCAATCAGAACGCGGCCAATCACACCCTCAGCAAGCTGCAACGCCCGCGGATTTAAGAAACCCGATGTGCGTCGCGTCTATTTGATGCACTTGCGGGCATAGCAATATTATGCTCGCTATGTTGCGAAAGCATATTTCGAGGAGGATCTTTGCGCAGCTTGTCCCACCGATCGATCATCGTATTTTCGATCGCTGTAGTACTGACCCTCGCAGCGATTGCGCACATCAGGCGCGAAGCGCCCCGAACGCTAGACCAAGGCGCGAGACAGCGAGTGGTGATGAAACTCAGCGACGCGTTACGCGCCAACTACATCTATCCTGACATCGGAGCCAAAGCCGCCACAAAGATCACCGCTTCGCACGCAGCTGGACAGTATAACGGCCTGCCCGACGGGGTAGCCTTCGCTGCGCGGCTTACGGCCGATGTGGCCGAGATCGCAAGTGACAAGCATCTGAGAGTCTTGTGGCAAGATGCTCCACCCCAACCGTTATCTGCGAGCGAAAGGCCACACGCAGAAGTAGGCATCACTCGTGCAGACACACTTGCAGGGGGCGTTGGCTATATTGAAATAATCGGGTTCCCGCCCTTATCGGTCTATAAACCTGTCTTGGACAAGGCGATGTTAGCGCTTGAGGACAGCCACGCACTTATCATTGACGTACGGCGCAATGGCGGGGGAGATCCTGAAAGTGTGGCCTATCTCGTCAGCTACCTAATGGCATCCCCGCCGACGCGGGAAATCTCAAGTATCATCTCACGAATTCCTGGAACGACGTCTTTTACGCGTGATCGCCAGTTCAGTCGGCCTACGCCGGTCAGTTTTACGAACTGCCCAGCGTACGTGCTGACGAGTAAGAACACGTTTTCAGGCGGTGAGGAGCTTGCCTATGACGTGCAATCGCACAAGCTAGGCAAGGTTGTAGGCGAGATCACGCGCGGGGGCGCCCACCCGGCAGGACCAATCGATCTTAGCGACGGGGTAGTGGCGATAATCCCGTTCGGACGGACGGAAGACCCGATCACGAAGACGAATTGGGAGTTAAGAGGCGTGCAGCCGGATGTGCAAACTCCGGCGAGCGACGCGCTAAAAGTCACGCTACAGGTACTTGGCCAAATCCCAGTCTCCAGTATACAAGATGCTTCGATTGCACAGGTGTTCGCGCCCCGTCCGAGACGGACTTTGTGGTTTGCTGTTGGTACGCTGGTCGCACTTACATTCGGGGTTCACTTGATAGTTAGCGCGAGCAAGCGTCGGCGGTGACGAGGACTGGAATTGATACCCTCATTTTTCTAACCTGGCCATTCGTTTGCGGCGCATAAGTAATCAATGCCTACATATCCACTACCCTTCCCCGCAAAAACGGCTGCGCGCGAAAAGCTGCAACTCAACAATCGCCAAGCGGCGATGGAGAGTCCCCACACTCTTGCCATTCAGGTCGTCAACACTGCCTCGCAGTGGAACTTGGATTTTACTTGGCCGCGAATGAGCCTCGTCCGCGCGCAGGTTTTGCAGGGCTGGCTTGATAGCTTGCAGGGTCAGGTCGGCACATTCCGATACTACCCGCGCGCCGCTACTAAGAGCGTCCTCACAGGCCGGTCCCTGACCTCAGCCGCTTACAGCTACTCCACAAACGTCAAGCTATCAGGATGGGCTTCCAACGCGACCAGTGAGCTTTCCGTGGGGCAGTTCTTCCAACTTGGAAACCAGTTGCTCAGGATTACGGCTGTTCCGGCGCTTGCCGATGCGAACGGGCAGGTTCTCGTCGAGTTTCAGCCCATGTTGCGTGCCAACTATGCGGCTGGCGCAGCGATCAATCTGGCAACGCCGAGCGGCGTGTTCCGATTGGTCAGCGCGGAGACGCCCTCGTTCGACCTCGATATCGACGGGCTTCCCACATTCCCCTCCGTCATCGCGAAGGAGGCAATCTAATGCGCTTTGGCACAGACACAGCACTTCTCGCAGCCCTTGAAGCGGCGGGCATCACAACGGCAATCATGGCTTCGCTGGATTTCAAAAGCGGACCGGTCAACGTCTGGACCGGCTCGCATCAGCTTGAGGTTCAGGGCAGCACCGATAGTGTCCTGAACGGCAAGAAATTCGAACCGCTTATTCATGGCGTCGTCCTCAACATCGGCGACAACAGCTTTTCAATGAGCGGATCGGACCCGTTGGAAATCACACTGGCGATCCCCAGCGCGCCGAGTCAGGCGATCAGCGCAGCATCCGTTTATGCCGACGAATACCAGAGCCGGAACGCAACCTTGTGGCGTGCAATTATGATCGCGTCACCAACTCCGGGTAATCCGCCAACATGGGCATTCCGTCGCGTTCGTAGCGGCGCAATGGATACCGTGAAAATCGGCAATGATGGTCTTTCGCACACCTTCACGCTGGCCATCGAGGGACATGCCTCGCTTATCAGCGCCGCAAGCGGTTCCAGCTATCTCGACCAGCGACGTTTTGATCCAGCAGATGCCTCGCAAGAATACACCGTCAGTTGTGCGAATGGTGATCCTGCTCCGTCGAAGATGCCCACAACGGCTTGGGAACGCGTAGCCGCCGGTATCTCGAACAATGAATTTACCCAGTGGGGAATCAAATCCTAACGGCGGTTGAATAAGTATTTGGATGAACGAACCATCTGATCTTGTCCGCGCTCCTGATTGGGAAGAGCGCCTTGCCGTACTAATTGATCGAAAGTCTGAAGAACCCTTTAAGTGGGGTTCCAACGATTGCGCTCTGTTTGCCTGCGATGCCATCAAGGCAATGACAGGTACTGACCCGGCTCAAGGATTTCGCGGCACTTATTCTGATCGTGCTGGATCGGCTGAAGCGCTCCGCACACATGGCGCGGGCACACTCCTTAGAACAGCAACCGCCTGGCTAGGCTCTCCCAAGCATCCCGTGTTCGCGCAACGCGGTGATATCGTGATGAAGGACCGCACCACGCTTGGTGTCTGCGTCGGCCTTCATAGCTGGTTCGTGGGCGAAGAGCATGGCCAGCAGGGCCTTGTCGCAATCCCAACCGCTGACTGCACGAAAGCCTTTACCCTGCCCTTCGCGGCTTCCGAAGCGGAGGCGCGCTGATGTCCAAGATCGTCAAAACGGTCATCGTCGTAGCGATCGCAGTCGCCGTCGTTGTCTTCGCGCCGCAGATCGCAGCCGTACTAGCCAGTGTCGCGGGCTCCCTTGGTGTCACGGTAGCAGCAACGGCTATCTCGTCGGCGCTGATCGGGATGGGCATCAGCATGGCCCTAACCGCCGCCGCGACGCTGTTCCGAAAAGCGCCCTCGATGTCGCAGTCCATGGTGGATCGCCTCAATACGAGTGTCGTTCCCACCGCCTCGCGCAAGATCATTTTCGGTACGACAGCAGGTGGCGCTGACGTTCGGTTCTTTGAAGGCGACATCGATCTGCCGTCCACAAAGAAGGATGGCTACGTTCAGGTCGTCGCCTTGGCATCTCACCGCATTAACGCGCTCAAGCAGTTCTATGTCGAAAACGACCTAGTTTGGCAGAACGGCGCATTCGTATCCAAGCGCAACGGCTTCGCACCCAACAGTCCATTCCGCGTCGTCACCGAGGGCAAACCCGGTAACGGTTTCTCGGTTGGTTCGGGTCGATACTGGAACAGCAGCAGCACGTTCACGGGCTGCGCCTATTACGTTCCGTTTTGGAAACTGGACACCGACGTTTGGGAAAGCGGCATTCCACAGCGCCTTACGGCGATTGTCGAAGGTTGCCCCCTTTACGATCCTCGCCGCGACAGCACGCGCGGTGGTTCTGGCGCGCACCGGGTCAACGATCAAAACACCTACGCATTCCGCGACGGCTCGGTTGAGATTGGTCGCAACCCCACGTTGGCATTGCTGACGTATCTGCTGGGATGGCGCATCAACGGCAAGGTCGTGTGGGGTATGGGCATTCCTGCCAACCGCATCGACTTCGATAATTTCCGCACCTACGCAAACCTCTGCGAAGAGCGTGTTGCGACCCAAAGCGGTGCGACGGTTCAGCGTTACACCGCCGATGGCATCTTCTCGACCACGGACAGCCACGAGACGGTTATCAATGGCCTCACGGCTGCAATGGGCTCCTGCAAGCTAACTGATCGCGGCGGCACCTACTGCATCGTGGGCGGCTACGACGATACCGCTGGCCCCAAGATCGCCTTTGATGCCGATGATCTAGTCGCGCCCGCAAATGGCTCCAGCCCCTACATCTGGAACCCCGCGCCAGCATCGCGCGAGCGTTTCAACATCGTTCGTGGTCGCTTCGCTAATCCCGAGGAATTGTACCAGCTCACCGATTGGGGCGATCCCATTGAACGTGAGCCGCTGGCCGACGGCATCCCACGCACCATGTCGATCGACCTCGGCGCGGTCTCGAGAGCGGAAACCTGTCAGCGCATCGCCAAGCAAATGCTGCTCAGTGAATACCTCTGCCCCGGCATGTTCGCCGCGACATTCGGCCCCAAGGCATTTGCGGTTGAGATTGGTTCGGTCGTCACGCTTTCGCTTCCAGCAGAGGGTTGGAATAACAAACTGTTCCGCGTGATGGAGCAGGCCGAGAGCCACGACCTGTTTTTCCAAATGACGCTCCGCGAGGAAGATCCAGCGATTTACGCATGGGATCGCGAGGAAAAACCGCTCCCGGCGAATATCCGTCCGCAGGGCTATGATGCCTCGACCACCATCGCACCATCGAACCTAGCTCTGAGCAGCGCCAGCTACAGCGGTGCCAACGGCGTCAACGTCTCGGAGGTTCATGTCACGTGGACGCCGGAATTGAGCGGACGCGTCAACGGCATCCAAATTCAGAGCCGTCCAGCAGGCACCGACGCATGGTCGGAACAGGCCGCGCTTTTCGATCCCAAGATTGGCACATTCACATTCACGTCCAACGCACCGGGCATCACCGTTGAGGTCCAAGCGCGCTTCCGCATGATGAGCGCCGTTTATTCGCCCTGGGTGAACGCCAGCGTTGCCACCGCGGAAGTGATCCCGGTCACCGATTGGGAGAACGTCACCGACAGCACGGGTGCCCGCCCCGCAGATTACGCAACTGTTGGCGCCCCCATCGGCAGCTACGTTGGTGATCGGCCCGTCACACAGGTTATCAGCGACATCGACAAAGCGCTCGGTGGCTCGGACGCCGCCGCCAAGGCGGCAGCAGAAGCCAAAGCTAGCATCACGCTAAACACCGACAGCATCGTCAAAGGCGCATTGCGACAAGCGGATTACCAAGCAGTTCTTGATGCACGAACGACCCTGAATGGTCAGCCAATCGGCACGGTGCTTACCGACCTGAAAACGCAATCGACCGAGAACAACACCGCGTTGGCAACCACGCTGGCTCTGATCGGCGCGAAAAACGGCGACGGCAGTGCGTTCGTGTTGAACTTGGAGGCCACGAAGGTAACGCCCACACAATCGTTGGCCGAGAAGTTCACGTCCATTGAGGCCACGTCCGGTGGAAACACGGCGAGCATCAAAAATCTAAACGAGGTCATTGTTGGACCGTCTGGCGGCACCGCCCGTGCAGTTCTGGGCCTAGACGTAAACGGCTTCGTCAGCGGCACCATCGCGACCAACAACGGCACAAGTTCAAGCTTCACCATCATTGCATCGGAGTTCAAGGTTGTCAGTGATGTGAACGGGCAGTCGGTCGTGCCGTTCTTGATCCAAGGCGACAAAACCTACCTCAAGAATGTCATCGTCGAGAACATCACCTACGGATCGCTGACGCCCCTGTTCGCCAACGAGTACTCACTTCTAAATCCTGCTGCTGGTTTCCAGAAAATGCCCGGCGGCTTTATCATGCAGTGGGGTCAGTATCGCTCTACGAATATGAGTGAGCGCGGCGTTGATATCCAGTTCCCAATACCGTTCCCCAATGCGCTGATGAGCGCACAAGCGAGCGCGTACATCGACATCGCGAACCAAACCAATCGAGATATTTGGATGCAGGTTACGTCTAACCGCGACCGCACCCATCAGCAGTTTCAAGCGCAGGCCAACGAAGGCGGTAACACGATCGATGGCTTCGATTGGATTGCTTACGGCTACTGAACTTCACTCCAACGAGAAGCGATACCCATTGAGGCCGCCGGGAGAACTAGATGAGTTTTACGAACGAAGAAATTGCAAACCAGTTGGCCGACTACCTCGCTCGGCAAGGCGCAACCGTCCAGCAGCTTCAAGCGTGGTTCGGTGGAGCAGTGAACGGCGGTCCTGCTGGTGACGGCAAGTTTCCCATCACCAACAATGCGGGCCAGACCGTCAACGTCCCCAGCCCTGCCCGCGCTGTTTATGATGCGAGCCAACTCAAGAACATCAATCTATCCGGCGTTGGCCCGCATACTTTGACACTGGCGCAGGCTGGTAATCGTATTCGCATTTCCACCGGGACATCGACTGCGCTGACTGAGGTTCGCGTTCCATCTGCACCGGAAGGTACAATCTGGTTCTGGCGACAGACTGGCTCCGGCCCCCTGCGGTTCATCATGCCCAGCGGGGCAACGCTCTATAACCGTCAGGGCCATAACGGCAGCGCAGGTCTGTACGCAGGCGGCTCCATTGGATTTGAAACAGCCACTACCGTCTTTCTCGACGGCGATACGGCGGCAGTCTGATGAGCCACGTTGGATACGCCACCGTCGCTGGAATGCCCAACTATGCGCCCAAGGTGCCCCGCTTCTATGTGACGCCCACTGGCGCTGGCGCGAAGAACGGCACCAGTTGGGCAAACGCATCGGCTGGATTGAGCGCGATCAACGGTTTGATTGCCAAGGCAGCAGCAACGAACCCGGCAGGCGAAATCTGGGTAAGGGCTGATCTTGGACCCTATGAGGTAAAGTCATCGACGTTCACCATCGAGAAGGGCGGTGTTTCGGCGGATCGTGAGGTTCGCATCCGCGGTGTGGATGCCAGCGGTAACCCCATGAAAGCAGAGGTGCTAGGAACGCGCGTTGAGCCGTGGACCATAGATAACCCCGGCAGTTCGGCAGAGGTTTTCCGCCTCAACTTCGGTGCCAACTACCTCTATTTCAGTGACTTTCATGCCCACAATACCGGCAATGGCTTCGTCCGCGTTCGTATGCCGATCAAGGGGCTGAGGATCACAGACTGCACGGGCCGCAACATCAGCCGCTTTTTGGAAAACAATCTTGGCGGCGGCGCCACGCACGCGTCGATCGCCGAATACCTAGTTCTTCAGCGCATCACGGTCCGGGGTTACGCCGACGCCTTTGCGCGCATCGCATACGCGACAGAAAATATCCTATGTGAAGACCTCTACGGCGACAGTGAGCGGCAGGATAAATCCGCGTTCGCCATTGGCATCGGCCTTCGCGACACCGCAGGCCCAGCGATGTTTCGACGCTGCACGATGAAGAACCACATCGACACGTCCAAGGCATACCAGAACGGCGACGGCTTCTCCGGCGAAGCGCAGAACCACAACGTCACGTTCGAGGATTGCATCGCGGCAAACAACACGGACGGCGGCTGGGATTTCAAGGGCGACAATATCCGGCTCATCCGCTGTCAGTCTCTTGGCAATCACCGCAATTATCGCATGTGGGGCGTCAGCTACCTCGTGGACTGCATTGGCACTGGGCCAATGGATAACGCGGGCACTAACCCATACAGCCGGTGTCAGGTCGGCTCCTATGGCGGCATCTGTTTTGTTATCGGCGGGCGCTACACGGGCAACAATGGTTACAGCTACACCTGCTTTAGCGCCGAAGCTGGCGGCACGATCGCGTACTCGCGGGCAACCGTCACCAGCGATTACCTGAACTTCAAAGGCGAAGAGAGCGCCAACGACGGAAAGCACGCTGGTCGCGTGGAGTTGATGACTACCACGACCACCAAGCCCGCGTTGAATGTGCCGACGACCTACAGCTTTCCGGAAAATCTCAAGGCCGTCATCACTATCACGGCCAATATGCCGGGTGCGCTTGCAACGCTTACCGGGCCTTACACGGGCCAGTTCGGCCGCAACGGTTATTGGCTGTCGTTGAAGGCGCAGGATTACGAAGCCGCGACACCCAAGACGATGCAGCAGCCCATCCGCTTCTATGGCATCAATCAGCAATTCACCGATGCAGTGATCACCGTAAACATCACGGACGTGCAGGACGATCCCATGAACGCCGCGACCCTGTTTGGTCCTGGCGGTGCCACGGACGGCGGCTGGTGGGATTGCAGTGTCGCAGGAACGGCTTGGATCGACATCGATGGCACTGTCCCCGCAGTTGATGGCAGTTTCGTTGCTCGCCTCAATGACATCAGCGGCAGAGGGCGACATATGCTGCAACCTGACGTTACCAAGCAGGCCGTGTTCCGCGATGACGGCACAAACCAATGGCTAGAGGTGGAAAAGGGCGACTGGTACGCGGCAGGTTCAGCCGGCGATTATCGCTTCCCCGACATCA